AAGAGTGCCAGCACCGCCAGCACCAATAAAATTATTTTCTGAATCACTTCTGAACCGCCAGTAATTCCATTTCGACATCTTTCACACGGTCACGCAAGATGCTGACCTCATGCTCAAGCTCGGCGATCTTGCGTTGCATACGCTCGCGGGTCATGTTCTCGGCGTGCGCCCATCCGATGAGCGTACCCTCGGTCACCGCCTTGCGTGCAAAGGTCTTGAAGTCCTCGCGGGAGAGGAATGATGCACCAACTTCCGGAGATGGCAAAAAACGGTTTACTGCGCGGTCAATTTCCATTTGCATTGTTTGGGACATGATTTTCTCCTTTGGGTTGATTCCAAGCCGCAACAAGTGCGGCAACGTTATAAGGTGTGCGTGTGACTGTGGACAGGAATAAGCCCTTGCCGCGCTGTTTGCGCCCCCATGCATCCTTGGCATTGGTGTTTCGCAAATCATTGCGCTTGACGGCGGCATAGACCGCATTGGGTTTGAATCCAGCCTCCACCAGCTCTTGCATGGTGCGAGGCTCTTGACAGTAGTCTTGCAATTCGGTCACGATGACCACCATGCCACCAAGAGTGCGGCCAAGCCAACGCCGATGGCGAGGCACAGCAAATAGTCAGCGCAAGCCTCTGCGCGTTTGGAGAGGCGGCGGTGGCTTTCCACCGTGAATGCGTGTTGTGTGTGGTTCATAAGACTCCTTGTTTATTGACAAATAAATCATAACATTATTGGCAAACCTGTCAAATACCATAAGATTCAGTCAAGTATTCCATCCCTTACAATGCCTCTGCCGGTGTCATGCTTTCCGGCGGTTGCCTTTGGGGATCGGTTCGCTGATCCCCTTTTTTTGCCTTACACTTGACCATCTTCACAAAACATGGTTAACATTCTACGCATGAAAATCGCACAACAAGCAATTCTGGACATCAAAAACAAGGTGGAGGCCGCCGGATTCAAGATGTCCGACCTCTCCCGCGTGGCCGAGATAAACCAAGCGCAGATCAGCCGTTGGCAGAACGGCATCACCGAGCCACTTTACAGCACCGTGGTGCGCTTGGACGAGGCCGCCAATGCGCTGGTGTCGGCACGCATGACGATGCTCAACAAGGCCATGGATGAGGCCGTCAAATGAGAGTCATCGGCATCGACCCAGGTCTTGACGGCGCGGTGGCCATCATCAACGGCACAGGCAATCTGGTGGTGATTGATATGCCCACCGTCACAGTCGAGCGCAATGGCAAATCCAAGCGACAGGTCAGCGCCACCGAACTGGCGCAAATCTTGGACAGCCACAACTCAAACAATTGCCATGTGTTCGTGGAAAAGGTCAGCGCAAAAAGTGGCCAAGGTGTCACCAGCGTATTCAGCTTTGGGCGATCATTCGGCATGATCGAGGGCATCTTGGCCGCATTCAAATTGCCAGTGACTTATGTTGCGCCTGCAACTTGGGTGAAAGCCGTTGGGCGTGGGCAGGGCAAAGATGCCAGCCGCGCTCGCGCCATGGAACTCTTCCCAGAAAACCAAGCTGATTTCAAGCGAGTCAAAGATGATGGCCGCGCGGATGCTGCGCTCATTGCATATTGGGGAACAAAGAATGTCTGACAAAGAACGAGCCATCATGCGCGAGCACATCGTCTGGCTGGCCGAGCAATTGGAACAGCAGCGCAAGCACAACCAAGACAAAGTGGTTTTCTTGAAACGCATCCTCGACCCCGAAGACCTTGGCCATGCTGTGAGCCATGAGGTGCGTCAACTGGCTTATCAACTGGTTCTAAACGACCACAACTTAGAAAGAGACTCATGGCAACAAAGCAATTGAGATTAAGGCCGTCAGCGTCATCACGCTGGATCGCCTGTCCCGCATCAGTCAAACTCAGCGAACAAGTACCCGACAGACCGTCAGGCGAGGCCGCGCAAATCGGAACAGCCATTCACGCGCTGGCCGAGACTTGCTGGCAGTTGGACACTGACCCCATGAAGTTTGTCGGTGAAGAGATTGAAGGTATCACCCTCACCGCCGATGATTGTCAGATGGCGTTGGACTATCTTGAGGAACTCTGGTCCATCAAGTCGATGTGCGAATTCATGTATGTCGAAAAAGGTGTCTGCTACCAAAGCCCCGACTTCATTCAGGTCAAAGGCACGGCTGATGCCGCTGGCTACAACATAAAGACAGGCATCGTCTATGTCGCTGATCTCAAGACCGGCAAAGGCTATGTGTCAGAGGACAGCACGCAGATGAAGATTTATGCGCTTGCGTTCACGCACGGCATGAGTCGGGACTGGATCAAAGAATTTCATCTCACCATCGTGCAGCCATTCACAGGTGAGCCGCGCACTATCAAGTTGCCGGCATCTGATTTGTGGGAGTGGGAGGCAAAGGTATTGCGTCCTGCGATGATCGCCACACAACTCAATGACCCGCCGATTTATCCATCGGAGAGCGCGTGTCAATACTGTCCTGCAAAAACGATCTGCCCCAAACAGCAACAGCAATTCGATTTGGTGGCCGCGCAGACAGACATCACCGCGATGAACAAGGAAGATGTCAGGGCGGTGATGAAGACGCTGACAGCAGACCAGATCAGCGCCATTCTGGACAAAGCACCGATGGTGGAGAAATTCATTGAGGCGGTCAAAGAGCACGCCATGCAAGCCATGGAAGATGGCATGGTCCTGCAAGGCTGGCAGTTGCAACCCAAACGCGCAACGCGCAAATGGATTGATGGTGACAAGGCTGCCGATAAGTTGGCAGAGATGGGACTTACCCGAACTCAAATTTTTGACACGACACTAATTACTCCAGCGGTAGCAGAGAAACTACTACCAAAGGAAAACCGAGTTACCTTGGACGAGTTAACCGTCAAGGTATCAAGTGGACTCACGCTTGCGAGAGATCGCAGTTTGAGTCAATAATGCAACCCCTGAAACTTTGAAAGCGAAACGCAAAATGTTAAACCTCTCTTCTGCTGGCGGCTCTGGAAACTACATCCGCTTTTCCCCACAGGCTAATGCTTGGACAAATAATCTTGGTGAAGAAATCCAACTCAAAAAAGTTGTGTTCGACATCAATGATGTGCAAACAGGATGGCTCGCACTCGGTGTCGGCCTGCGCGATTGGCAGGCTGATGCAAGCCTTGGCCGTAAAGGTGCTCAACCGTCACCAGACCACAAACGCGGATTCATCATCAAGTTTTACAACAAGGAAATCGGACTTGTTGAGTGGTCATCCAATGGCGTAGGTCCGAACATGGGCTTAGAACAACTCTACACAGCGTGCGCGGCACAGCAAGCCGCCAATGCAGGCAAGTTGCCAGTGTTGGAGTACACCGGCAGCAAGCTGGAGAAGATCGGCAAAGGAACGACACGCATTCCTGCGTTCAACATCGTGTCGTGGATTGATCGTCCCGCTGGCATGGATGCTGAAGGTGCGGACCATTCAGCGCCATTTGCTGCACCTGTTGCACAAGCCAGACCACCGTTCGTACCGCCAGCACCAGCGCCTGCGAAGTCAGCGATGGCTGCAGCAGTGGCTGATGATGAGATGTTTTAACTGACCTAAGTCAAGTGCCGCTGGCTAACCCCAGCGGTTTTTTTTCCTCTAAAAAATACGGCAATAGCATGAGAACACTTTTAATTGAATCGTGTGAGAAAAAAATAACAGAATCATCAACATCATCGATTGTTCATGTCAGAAATTCTCAGATTATTAGCAAAGCATTGAACATTGATTTCATCAGTCATCAGTCACAGATTGATGAAACACTCGAAAACAAGTACGACACAATCATCTGCGCCTATGGATCGCAGTACATGAAGTACGACAACTATCTGCGGATACTCGATAACAATTTAGACGCAAAACTATTTTGGCTTGTTAATGATCACGATGTAGAGGACAACATACTGCTACGCAAGTGGCTTATCAAGTACAACCGTCCTTATCACATGATCTGCAACAACCCGCGTGAAGGATATCGCGGTTGGATATTGCGTAAGAAGATGAATGGTAAGACGCTCAACGATTGGATCGATGAGTGGTACACGCTTAATCTGAACACGCTGATCTTTGACGAGGAATTGTTTTACAAGACGCAAGACATAAAGAAATCCAATGTGATCTATTACGGTACTTTTAGAAAGCACCGAATTAAAGATATGCTGGACTACAACTCGGCAGCCTACTATCTAAGCACATCAAAGAAAAATCATGTGAAGTATCAGGCCGCCAAGATTGACGCTAAATACATTGACCCAATCATGTGGACCGACAAAGAATCCGATCTGTTTGATCACGCTGGCTGCCGACTGCAAGACTTTAAGTATTCAATTTACTTTGAGGACGAGCACACGCACACCAACTACGCATACATGGCTAATCGTTTCTACGAAAGCGTGATGTCAAACACTTTGATGTTCTTTGACAGCAGATGCAGTCTTGTGATCGAGAAGTGCGGATACAAGATTGATCCCTTTCAGATTGTCAAGAACGGTGATGAGTTGGTGTCAAAGGTTGAGCAGTTGGATTCTGACGCTGACTCATATAAGCATTACCTGTCCATTCAGCAATCCAATGTCCCATTGATAGTTGCGGAACGAGCCGATGTATTGCGTCAGATTCAACAAATTACAAACACAGGTAATTAAATGCAAGCAGAACAAATAGCCAAGACGCTCGGCAACGCAAAGAAAGCAAACGGTCAATGGGTGGCGAGTTGCCCTGTACCGACACACGGCAAAGGCAACGGCGACAAGAATCCATCACTCTCCATCGACATCAATGACGAGGGCAAGCCTTTGTTCCACTGTCACGGTGGGTGCTCTCAGGAAGATGTATTCCACACCATCAGAGCACTCAATCTATTGCCCGAACTGACAGAGAGGCCAGACCCACTCGCCAACATCAGACCGATCCCAAAGGTGGAATTCCAGCAGGAATGGATTTACACCGATGAGGACAGGCAGCCAGTATTCGTCAAGCAAAGGCTCAAGGTAGGCGAGTCAGGCAAGACATATCGGCTGTACAAGATTGACGAGGCAGGTAGAAAGCAGAGCACGCTGTCAGATGCACGCATCGTCCCCTACAACTTACCCGCGCTGCTGGACGCGAAGACTGCGGGACGCAACATCTTTTTGGTGGAAGGCGAGAAAGCGGCAGATGCGATCAAGTCGATTGGCATGATCGCCACCACCGCGCACACTGGTGCCGGATCATGGCCACAAGCCATCACCGAATACTTTGCTGGCGCTCAAGTGATCATCCTGCCGGACAACGATGTGGCGGGTTGGGGATATGCGTACAAGGCGGCAGAGGCAATTCTGCCCATCGTCAAAAGCCTGAAGGTAGTTGACCTTGGACTGCAAGGGCAGGGTGACGATGCCTATGAATTCATTGAGGAGGGCGGCAGCAGGGACAAGTTGGTGGCGCTGGTTAAGGCGGCATCAGTGATCAGCAGCGTGGATCAGCTAACGATGCCCGAAAGATTGAATCCTGTGCTCAATTCGATTGCGAGTGCGGTGCAGCAAGTGACAGCGCCAGAAGACATCGCCAAGGAATTCGAGACAGCGCCAGCACCACCAAAGCCGACCAAACAAATAGCCATCGAGCACTGGGACTCGATACAAGACGAGCCGGTGAAGTGGCTGATTGAGGGAGTGATACCTGTGGGTGCGTTTACGGCTTTATATGGACCACCTGGAAGTTTCAAGTCGTTCATTGCGCTGGACATTGCCGAGGCGATAGCCACAGGCAGGACATGGATGGGTCACGGCGTGACAGAGAAGGGCGCGGTCTTGTACATCTGTGGCGAGGGATTTGGCGGTGTCGGGGCAAGGATCAAGGCGTGCAAGCAGCACCACCAGACCGAGGACGGTGCGCCGATCTATGTGATCAGACATCAATTAAACCTCAGAGCCAGCGTGGAGGACTTCAACGCGCTGATGATCGCCATCGAGAACACGGTCACGGAACTCGGCATTAACTTCAAGATGATCATCGTGGACACGCTGGCCAGAGCCTTTGGCGGCGGCAACGAGAACGACTCAGCAGATATGGGCGCGTTCATCACGGCCTGTGGACGCATCCAGCAGATCGTTCAGGACTGCGCCTTGATGATCCTGCACCACAGTGGAAAGGACGCGACAAAAGGACTGCGCGGACATTCCTCACTGCTGGGTGCGGTGGACACTGAACTCGAACTCCTCAGATTCGAGGAACAAATGAAAGGTGTCATCACCATCAGTAAGCAAAAGGATGGCGAGGACAACAAGCGCATCGGCTTTGAGATGGTCAGCATCGAGTTGGAGTCGCCAAGCTCACTGCAAATTGGCGATCCAGTGACCAGTTTGGCGGTGCAGGCCAGCGAACTTGGATCGTTTGACAATGCCAAAAAGGATGGGAAAGGTAATTCTGGCAAAGGAAAAAACCAGCGTTTGGTGATGAATTCGCTGGAAAGCGTGATTAAGAGCAAAGGTGTACTTAAGTACATTGAAGGTACTCAGCGAAATGTCGTCAAATTGGACGATTGGAGGGCTGAATTGTGGTCAAAAATGGGCTGCACTGATGAGGATAAGAGCACTTTTAAGACCGTCTGGCATCGCGCAAAGATACAGTTGGTGGAGTCCGGACAGGGTGGAATCAGCGATGGATTTGTCTGGATGCAATTCAAACCAGTAGATTCAGAGGAATATTGATCTGTATAAATATACAGGTTACAAGTTACAAATGGTGACAAATGTAACCGTTTGTTCACCTCATGGTTACAGTTACATTTCGAGAGTCTAAGACTCGATGAAATGTAACCAATGAGCAACCCGAAACCAAGGAAACCGAAATGGCAACGAAGAGAACAGCAAACAAGCATCCAGAAGCAAAGCAACCAAGTCCACAAGCAGATTCGTGGACGATTTATGTGCAGTCAAGATTGGTGGAGTTGGAGGCCGCCAAAGAGGTCAGCGATAGGAAATGGGGAGAAAATAGACTGATTACTTTAGTTGACAGTGGACTCAGAGAGAAATTTTGGATTCAGAACGGCAGATTGCACCAAGCGATTGACGCAAAGGATCGGGCGAAGTTTGATTCCAGTTTGGCGGGAATGATCCGCGCGTACTCGGTGTTGGATCAGTGGGCTGACGATCAAGGCATCAGTCCAGCCAGCGATCAGATACCCAGAATCGAATGGCAGTTGCAGTCAGGTCAGGTTATGGTGATTGTCAGAACGGTCAACGAGACTCTGGCCATGCAGCGCGAGAGGCAGGAACTGGACAACAAGTCTATTTGGTCAATGGAAGAGTTAGAGGTGATCTTCAACGATCCCTTTGTGCAGCAGGTCATTGCCGTCAAAGCGTTTGATCCAACCGCACAGGTCAAAACATTCAAATTGGGTGGAGAATCAGGATTCGATGACATGGAAGACGATCTCCATGTCTTGGAAGGCGAGACAGCCGAAAAGAAATTCGATACCAAACTTGCAGGGAGATTGAAAAATGGAACAAATTAAGCGTTTAGCAACTTTGATCAAAGAAAAGGTACTGGGAGTCATCCAGCGCATTAAATCGGCTTTAAAGCGGGATTAAAGCGATGCCAGGCAACCCAAAGCGCCGTTCCGATGTCGCAATGCTCAACAAGCTGCCAGAGGACATGATCTTCTCGATGTTTGAGGCAGGTAAAAGCATTGCCGACATCTGCATCGATCTGGGCATCAGTAAGCGTGCGCTAGACGAATGGATTGAGGAAAATGACTACGGTGCTATGATTACACGCGCGCGCACGCGTGCCGCCGATTTGATGGCCTGTGAAACGATCAAGATCGCCGATAGCATGGACATCGACCACGCGCAGCGCGATGTCCAGCGCATCCGCACTCGGCAATGGCTGGCCGAAAGGTGGGATCAGAAAACTTACGGCTTACAAAAAGCGGCATCGGTCAACATAAACATCCAAGACCTACGCATGGCGGCTTTGCGTCATGTCGAGGTTGTCGATGACTTATCCACAGAAAATCGCAATGGTTGAGCACACTGGCCTGTGGATAACGCAAATCTGCTTGCTGATTGAGCAAATCAGAGCCAGTTATCCACATTTGACTTAACATAATGGACATCGTGTTAAATCGATTTTGTAAGTCTCATGTAAGAAAGTATATGAATCAATGACTTATCAGCACATTGCACTGTGGATAACTTTTTCGCTGTCAAGTGGCCACGGTGACTGCCTGCTGGCCGCTGGCCGCGTGACCCCCCCCTCGCGGATTTTGGCGGGGGTGATCTGATGTCGCACCTAAACACCGACCGATCCCCATGACCCACCCCCCTACCCCCACCCCTGCGAAAAAGCGCGTCCCGAAAAAAAATTCTGAGGAATTGGTGGCGAACAACCCGTTTGTCGAATTCGTCAAACTCTACAAGAATAATCCTGTCCTGTTTGTGCGCGAGGTGCTGAACACTGAGCCTGACCCTTGGCAGGTGGAATTCTTGAACCACATCGCGGCAGGCAACCGCCGCATATCGGTACGCAGTGGCCATGGCGTGGGAAAGTCCACAGCCGCAAGCTGGGCGATGATTTGGTATCTGTTTCTTAGATTTCCGGTCAAGGTGGTGGTCACCGCCCCCACCAGCAGCCAACTGTATGACGCCTTGTTTGCCGAGGTCAAACGGTGGGTGAAGGTGCTGCCACCCATGCTGGCTGACCAGTTGGAAGTGAAACAGGACCGGATTGAGGTGAAAGATGCCAACGAGGAGGCGTTCATCTCTGCCAGGACTTCCCGCGCCGAGCAACCCGAGGCTTTGCAAGGTGTCCACTCTGACAATGTGATGCTGGTGGCTGATGAAGCAAGTGGCGTGCCTGAGAAGGTGTTTGAGGCGGCATCTGGCTCAATGTCTGGCCATAACGCTGTCACTTTGCTGATGGGCAATCCGGTGCGCTCAAGCGGTTTCTTCTACGACACGCATAACCGTCTTGGTGATGACTGGGTGACGATGAAGGTGTCATGCGCCGACTCGCCGCGCGTATCTGAGGCGTACATTGAGGAGATGAAGGCGCGTTACGGTGAGGAGTCCAATGCCTATCGGATTCGCGTCTTGGGTGAGTTTCCGAAGTCGGACGAGGACACGGTGATACCGATGGAGTTGCTGGACTTGGCGATGAATCGGGATGTGGAGGCGAGTCCCTATGCGCCACTGGTGTGGGGCTTGGATGTGGCACGCTTTGGCTCTGACCGTTCTGCGCTGTGCAAGAGGCGTGGCAACGCCGTGACTGAGCCGATCAAGACTTGGAAAAACTTAGACCTGATGCAATTGACTGGCGCGGTGGTGGCCGAGTACGAGGCACTCATGCCAAGTGACCGGCCAACCGAGATACTTGTGGACAGCATCGGCTTGGGCGCTGGCGTGGTTGACCGGTTGCGGGAGTTGAAGTTACCGGCTCGCGGAATCAATGTCGCGGAGTCACCGGCCATGGGTGGAACTTATAGGAATCTGAAGGCCGAGCTTTGGTACAAAGCCAAGGCGTGGCTTGAACAAAGGGATTGCCGTCTGCCCAAAGATGAGTTGCTGATTGCGGAGTTGGCCACCGTGCGTTATATGTTTACCTCCAACGGCAAGATTCAGATTGAGAGCAAAGAAGACATCAAAAAGCGTGGTCTGGCCAGCCCTGACAAGGCTGACGCATTCTGTCTGACCTTTGCCTCTGATGCGGTGATCGGCATGATGGGGAGTAAGGCAGGATCGAGCTGGGGGCAACCCTTGAAAAGAAACCTGTCAAGAGTTGCATAATTGGTGAAATTCTTTAAGGAGTAACCGCGATGAAGATGACAAAGGCACAAAAGAAAGTTGGCAAGGTGATGGGCGAATATAAATCTGGAACTCTGCACTCTGGCAAAGGTGGCAAGGTTGTGAAGAATCCCAAACAGGCCATCGCCATCGCGCTGTCCGAGGCCAAGATCAAGCCCAAGAAGGCGATGAAGTAATGGCCACGCTACAACGCACCATGAGCCAAGCCATGGACCAAGAGGCTGGCTACCAAGACCAAGGCGCATCATGTCCCGCGCCCACACAAGACATCACGCTCAACCTGAAGAATCGCGCCAAGGCAATCACAAGCGCGGCCTACGGTCCTGAGAATCCTGCGCTGCCCAATGATGCTTTTTGGCGCAAAAAGGCTGACCAGTGGGATGTGTCGGTAGATGATGCCAAGCAGTCCAGATGCGGAAACTGCGCGGCTTTCAATGTCTCCGACAAGATCAAGCAGTGCATTGCTGACGGCATTGGCAATGAGGCTGACCCATGGGGAACGATCAAGCTGGCCGACTTAGGCTATTGCGAGATATTCGACTTCAAGTGCGCGGCCAGCAGAACTTGCGATGCGTGGGTTGTGGGTGGTCCGAATGAGGGCGATGGCGGTGACGGTGGTGACGGGCAAGACATGACATCCGAAGACGATATGCCTGATTCGTTGTTGACGATCAACATTGGTGGCAAGAATGGCGACTAAGTCTGGCCTCTATTCCAACATCTGGGCCAAGCGGCGCAGGATCGCCGAAGGCTCAGGCGAGAAGATGAACAGAGTTGGCAGCAAGGCCGCGCCCACTGCTGCTGACTTCAAGTTGGCGGCCAAGACTGCCAAAACCAAGAAGCCAAAGAAGTGATCTCACCCATATGCATTTCAACGGTACACGGCAAAAGTTTGCGGGTGATGCTCACAAGCATCGCCGAGTACTGTCCCGAAGTGCCTGTCTATTTGCGCGGTCCAGAGTCCATTATTGGCGGCTTTGACGCTGACCTGAAAGTCTTTGGTGCGCCGCACAATTTCGGCTTTGATTACAACGAGATCATGGATCGCGCCTTTGCTGATGGCTTTGAGTCAGTGATCTGCGCCAACGATGACATCGTGCTGACACCCACCAGTTACCGACTGCTGATGGAGGATGTCAAGCAATTGAAAGAGGAAACTGGACAGCCTGTGGGATGGGTTTCTGCGCGTTGTGACGCGGCGCGACCTGTGCAAAATGTGCGCTCTAACCCCTTTAATCAGGAACTGTATTACTTCAAGTATCCCTATGAGGACGCAATTGTGCCGCTGGAATGCCCATCCCCTATCTTTGCATGGATTGGTGCCGATGCGTGGGAGGCTGCCGTATTTCCTCCACTGAATTGGTATTCCGATGATGTGCATTGTGAGGATTTGCGTGCCGCTGGCTTTCACCACTACCTGAGCCGGTCTTATGTGCATCATGTGGGCAGCCAGACGATTGGTTTGGACGGCGAGAGATTGATTCAGCAGTCAGTGCCTTGGATTAGAAAGAATAGACCAAAATATGCATCCGACTGGTTTAGTTCCCAAGGAATTTGAATATGAAAACACCCGCATGGCAGCGTAGTGAAGGAAAGAATCCAAAGGGTGGCTTGAATGCCAAGGGACGCGCCAGCGCGAAGGCCGAGGGCATGAACTTGAAAGCGCCTGTCAAATCGGGCGACAACCCGCGCAGAGCGTCATTCCTTGCGAGAATGGGCAATATGGCTGGCCCAGAGATGAAGAACGGTGAGCCAACGCGCTTGCTGCTGAGTTTGAAGGCGTGGGGTGCATCAAGTAAGGCTGATGCGCGAGCCAAGGCAAAAGCAATATCTGCAAGGAACAAGAAATGATCAATGATTTGCAAATGAGCACCGACATCGCGGCAGTCAATCCGATGGATGACACCGAGTTGCAGGGCATCGTGGCCGGTGAGTTGGAGGATGCTGTCAGCTACATTGATGCCGACATCTCTCCCATCCGCGCCAAGGGTACAGAGTATTACCGTGGTGACCCCTTTGGCAATGAGGAAGATGGCCGCAGCCAAGTGGTGGCGATGGAGGTGCGCGACACTGTTTCAGCCATGCTGCCAAGTCTGATGAAGGTCTTCTTCAGCAGTGAGAATGTCGTTGAGTATGTGCCGCGCGGTCCTGAAGATGTTGCCAGCACTCAGCAGGCGACTGACTATGCGAATTACATATTCAGCAACGACAACAACGGTTTTATGACCACCTATGCGCTGTTCAAAGACTCGCTGGTGCGTAAGTGCGGCATTGCAAAGTATTGGTGGGACGAGGTTGAGGATGTACAGATTCAAGAATATTCTGGACTCGATGACCAGACCGTGCAATTGCTGATGCAAGAGGGTGCAGAGGTCAAGATCGTGGTCAGCTATCCAGACCAATCTATGCCCATGGACATGATGCAGCCACAGGTTGATCCAGCCACCGGCTTGCCCTTGCCGGTTGAAGCGATGCAGCAACCAATGTTGCACGATGTGCAGATCAAGCGCAAGACAAAGGATGGCCGTATCCGCATCATGGCCGTGCCACCAGAAGAGTTGGTGCTGGATCGCAGAGCGCGTTCATTTGAGGATGCAGGCATCATCGCCCACCGTCAGATGGCGACTGTGGACGATTTGCTTGCCATGGGTTATGAGTTGGAGGAGATTGAGGAGAACATCTCTAGCACCGACTTGGACAGCAATGACGAGTATTTGGCGCGTCAGCCGTTGAGCACCACCATGGGATCGGGCGACAGTTTGAATCCTGGCCAACGGCGCGTGCTGTACATCGAGTCTTATATCCGCGTGGACTATGACGGTGACGGCATCGCCGAGTTGCGTAAGATTTGTTGCATGGGTTCAGGCTACACCATAGTGCGAAATCTGCCTGCCAGCTACATTCCTTTCGTTGACTTCCCATGTGATCCAGAGCCACACACCTCGCCTTTGGAAGCAATGTCGATTTTTGATATCACACACGATATTCAGGAGATCAAGTCCGAGATCATGCGTAATACGCTGGACTCGCTGGCTCAGTCTATCCATCCGCGCACGGCAATCGTTGAAGGTCAGGTCAATATTGACGATGTGCTGAACAACGAGACAGGCGCAATCATCCGCATGAGAGCGCCAGGCATGGTGCAACCATTTAGCTCACCCTTTGTCGGACAGGCCGCATTCCCCATGTTGGACTACATGGACCAGATGCGCGAAGACCGTACCGGCATGAGCAAAGCCGCCATGGGACTTGATCCTGATGCCTTGCAGTCAACTACCAAAGCAGCGGTGGCGGCCACCGTCAGCGCCAGCCAGAGCCGTTTGGAGTTGCAAGCGCGACTCTTGGCCGAGGGCATGAAGAAGTTATTCAAGGGCATCTTGTATCTGATGACAACGCATCAGGACAAGCCTCGGATGGTGCGTTTGCGTAATGAGTGGGTAGAGATTGACCCGCGTGTTTGGAATTCCAACATGGATGTGACCGTCAATATCGGTCTGGGCAATGGCGACACCAACGAGCGCATTCAAGCTTTGACCATGATTGCCGGCAAGCAAGAGCAGATCATGCAGCAGTTTGGCTTGACTAATCCGGTTGTGACACCGTCCATGTACATCCGCACGATTCAGAAAATTGTTGAATTGTCTGGCGTGAAAGACGCATCCAGCTACTTCCAAGCACTGCCACCTGACTATCAGATGCCGCAGGCTGATGCACCGAAACCCACACCAGAAGAAGTGTTGGCGCAGGTGCAGGCTCAATCAATCCAAGCAGACATCCAGAAGAAGGCTGCCGAGTTGGAATTGAAGCGCGAGCAGATGATCCGCGATGACGATTACCGTAGAGATCAAATGGCGCAAGACTTAATGCTCAAAAAGTACGAATTGGAGTTAAAGTTCCAAACACAACTTAGCACTGCCGAGATCGATGCGCGGCAGGCTATGGATCGGGAGGCCATGGCGCAAGAGTCTGCAATCATCCAACAGGCTGTGCAGACAGCGGCGAATGTGCCTCCACCCATCAACCTTAATGGAATGGTTTAAATGAGTGATGACGCAGTACGCAAAGGTCAGAAGGCTAGTCAGTTAGCCAATGACGAGGTCTTTTCGGCAGTATTGGAAAAAATGCGAAATGATCAATATTGGGCTTTTGAGTCGAGTAAACCCGAAGAAACCGCCAAGCGTGAGATTGCTTGGTCAATGCTCAAGGCTATTGAAAACTTCCGCACTGAAGTCACCAAGATGGTTGACAACGGCAAAGTGGCACAGCGTGCCATTGAACGCGCAACCAAAAATATTGTTTAATTAGGAAATAGACCATGCAAACAGTAGCACCAACGCCAGCAGGCAGTGCAGCCCAAGGTCCAATGAATGTGGCTGAAGCAGCCAATGCACTTGCAGGAATACTCCCCGAAGAGGGACAAGAGGATTCAGGCGAGGCGCAGTTGCCCGAAGAGGGCGCGGCGGTAGAAGAAGAGTTATCAACAGACGCAGACGCGGTTGATGATGAAACTGATACCGAACAATCCGAAGAAGATGAGAATTCTGAGGAGGAAGAACAGCCACAAGTCTTCACCGTCAAGGTTGACGGTAAAGAAGTCGATGTGACGCTGGAGGAACTCCAAAAGGGATATTCAAGGACTCAGGATTACACACGCAAAACGCAGCAAATTGCCGAGGTTAGAAAACAGACCGAGGCAGAGTTGCAGGCAGTGCGTGCCGAGCGTGAGCAATACGCTCATTTGTTAGGTGCTCTGGAGGCACAGGTTCAGCAGGCAGTGCAGCCAAACATTGATTGGGATCGTCTTTATCAAGAAGACCCCATCGAATGGGTAAGGCAGCGCGAGTTGATGCGTGACAACCAAGAGAAGAACGCAGCTATCCAATCGGAAAAGCAGCGACTCTCTGAGTTGTCTCAGCAAGAGCAGATGCAATATCGCAATCAGATGTTGCAGCAGGAACAAGAGGCTTTGATTGCGGCGATTCCTGAGTGGAAAGACCCGAAAAAGGCTGCGGCTGAAAAGACGATGCTTGTTCAATTTGGCCAGAAGGCCGGATTCTCACCTGATGAATTGAAGAATGTTGTTGACCACAGGGCGGTTGTGATGTTGCGAAAAGCGGCACTCTATGACCAGATGATGTCCAAGAGAGGACAGATCAAGCCGGTGACGAACAATGGCCCAAGACCCGCAAAGCCTGGTGCAGCGGGAAGAGTATCAAACAACACTGAGGCATTGCGAGCACAGCAGCGCGTCGCGAAAACTGGCCGTGTCGATGATGCGGCCAATGCAATCTTTCAACTCTTGAAATAAGGAAAAATCATGGCTATCGTAACGAACACATTTACGACCTACTCTGCAAAGGGTATTCGTGAAGACTTGAGCAATGTAATCACAAACATTTCTCCCGAAGAAACACCGTACCAATCCAATATTGGCCGCGAAAGCATCACCAACACTTTGTTTGAATGGCAAACAGACTCACTTGATTCTGCTGCCGCTAACGCACAGCTTGAAGGTGATGATGTAACTTTTAACTCAGTCACAGCTACTGTTCGCTTGACCAACTATGCTCAGATTTCACGCAAGACTATTGTCTTGTCGAACACTGAAGAAGTTGTCAACAAAGCAGGCCGCCGTTCTGAGTTGGCCTATCAGATCGCCAAGCGCGG